ACGACCGTCCCCAACATCGTCGCTTACAAGACGGCGACCAAGTCCATCGTCACCGACGGTGGAGAGACCTACTGTCAGTGGTCGGTAACCTTCGGGACGAGTGAGGGGAACGGGACTATCGGGTCGGTCGCCATTGCCGAGAACACCAACGGTTCGGGAGAGTGGGGACGGTATGTCCTCTCCTCGGCAATCACCAAAGACAACACTATGGAACTGACCGTCAACTATCGGATCCGAGTATCACGATCGTAACACCTGACGAAGTAGTCGTCTGATCCGTGACAGTTTCCGTTTGAGTTTGGGGAGAGGGATTTGTGTTATCTCCGAGACCTCGTCGAGGTTGTAACCGTCCATGAGGAGGTAGACGATCCTTCGTCCCGTCTCGTCGAGGGTTTTTTCGATGACATCACGGATTTCCATTTCCTCGAAGGGATCGAGGGATGAGGGGTCGATGATGTCGGAGAGGGGAATTCCGTCCCCCGTCCCATCGGTCTCCTCTTCGTAGTCCGAGGACGGATCGGAGAACATGTCAATCGGAACGAACTCCGTCTCCATCGGAAACGGGAAGGACTTGAGGGTGACGGGAAAACACATCGTCCGAGCGAAGGTGTAGAGGTTTCCCTTCACATACTTTCGAAGGTAGGAGAAGTAGTTACCGTCCTCGGACGCTTTCGTAGCCGTCTCCCACACGGTCGAACGGATGATCTCCCACAACTCCTCGTCGATCCCGTCCATGTAGGGATGGAACGTCCGTTTGAACTCGGCGACAAAAGCGTTCCAAACCCGTTTCCCGACGGTCATCACCGTTTCCACGAAGGTCTCCTTATCGATTTTACCTGACTTAAACTCCGAAAAGATTTCGTTGATTTTCTTTGAGACTTTAGAAGTGTAAGACCTTTTGGACATCGGTTAGTCCCCTCCCCTGAGAACTCTGACCATGAAGGGAATTACTTTCTCTCTCGGTGATACTTGTCCGTCCCACCTGACCCTCGAAGTCTTCACGTGAGGGATGAACCAACCCTTCCCGAGATCGACGGTGATGAGGAGATGGAGAGGGACTTTGAGGAGATCCGCCACCATCTTCGAGTAGGGGATGTTAAACTCGGTCGGTCGGACTTCCTGTCCGTCGATGGTGAAGAAACACTTCGCTTCGATGATACAGTGAAGTTTTCCGTCGAGGAAGACGATGAAGTCGAGGTCGGACAACCTCCATTCGGACGGGAAGAAACTCCTGTGCCATCGTTCCAGTTCCGACGGTTCGATCTCCCCTTCAAGGTGAAAGACTGGTCGTTCATTACACTCCTGAGGAGGGTAATCGAAATAGTGGTTTCTACAACAGACGTAGAAGTTGAGGATATGGGTAAGGAGATACTCGTCGTCCACGACGGTTGTGGTAGGTTGTGACGGATGGGAGATGTTTCGGACCTTAAACTCCGTCATCCCGTAGTCTATGTGGAGAAAAGGAATTCTCGTTCGAAGGGAGATGAGGGTGAACCATCCTTCGTTCGGAAGGGGATGAGACCAGTTCGCCGTCCAAACCGAAAGGAGTGTCGGAATTTGACAGGTGGGACACACGTAAATTTTCACTTTTTTGAGCCATTCGAGGTTTAGTTCGTCACAACAATACAACAACCAGTCTTCAGCGACCGTTTCTCGAACTCGTTGGTAACTTCGTCGTGGTTTCATTTCCTTACTCCCCTCCTTGATTTTACCTTGTGTCATTACTTCGTGTTTAGAACGGGAAATCATCGTCGTCCTCGGATGAGGAGGTCGTCTCCGTCTCTGAGGGAGTATTGACATCTGTCAGTAACGAAGTCGAGGGAGGGTTGATCTCGTCAGGGTTCTTCAGTCGAATTCCCTTCTTGAAGGTCTTGTTGGTCTTTCCGACACGAACCGTCCGGATCTTCTTCGCTTCGAGGAGTTTCGAGAACGCTGACTTTCCGATGACGTCCTCTTCGTCCCCGTAAACCTCGATGAACCACTGACGGAAGTCCTCGTAGAGTTCAGGGAACGGAGTCATCGCTTCAGGATCGAGAACACATCGTTCCCTAATCCAGTCGTAGACGACATCCGTCGACGATCGAAAGTCCACAATTTCCTCTTCGATCCTCTTACAGGTGATGTTCAACCGAAGTTCTTGATATCTTTTCCATCCCTCGACCAACCAGTTGAAGATCCCGTCCCGTTCCTCGTTCAAGATCTCCTCGACGAGACGAGGGTTCTGTTTTTCAACGGGAATGATGTAGTCGAAGGGGACAATGACGAGACGTCGGAACAACCCAAAGGAGAGGTCTTTGACTTTAGGAGGATGGTTCGTCGAGATGAAAAGTTTGTGGGTGGGAAAGAATTCGTAACGTCGTCCCCCGATCTCCCGAGTGGAGATTTCGTTCGGTGTCGTCAACATCTTCACGAGGGACGAAGCGACGGGACTTTCCTCGTCCCACTCCGTTATCTCCGCAAGTCGAATTTTCCGAACCGAACCGTAAATCTCAGGGTGTGTCGAACCTCGACGGTGGTGGGGTTTGATGATGTCCGCCGACACCGTCTTAGCGTATGAACCGAGAACTCCCTTGATAATCCGAAGGAGTGTCGTCTTTCCGTTCGCTCCCACACCGTAGAAGAAGAACACCTTCTCCTCGGAGACGTCTCCCGACAAACAGTAACCGAACACCCGTTGGATGAACTCAACCCAACTATCGTCGTCACACGAGATCTCACGAAGGAATTCCTTGAACCTCGGACAATCAGCGTCGGGATCATAGTTCGCCGACACGATCTTCGTCAAAAGAAACGACGGATGGTGAGGATACAACTCCCTCGTCCGAAGGTCTAAAACACCGTTCTGAGTGTTGGTGAGGAAATGGTCGGCGTCAAGTTTGTTCGGTGTCACGGCGACGAGTTGTTTGAGGATGTCACGACACTGTCGGATCCGATAGTTGTCGAAGAGTTTCTTCAACCACTTCAATCTCTCTTCTCGTTCCTCGTCGGAAAGGGACGGATCGTTTTGAATTCGTTGTGTCTCCCAGTTGACGACGTCGATGATGTAGTGAACGAACTGTCGGTCGGACAACCGTTCGGGGACGAACTTCTTTCCGTCCCAAAACATAAAGTGTCCTTCACACGTGTCGTAAATGATTTCAGACCCAAAGTATGCGAGGATCAACTGAGCGTTCCCCACATCGGACATCTCGAACCTGACAGGGAACATCTTTCGTCTCTCTTGAGGAGATGTTGGAAGGAGACGGAGAATTTGTCGAGCGTCGTCTTGACCGACGATTTCCGAGAGGAGACGGTAACCCGCAACGAACTCGGGAGGTTTTCGGTAAGTATCCTCAACTACACGAATTCGGTCTTTCCCTTCAAGGTCGTGGTTCTTCTGGACGACCGTCTCGATGAGGTTTTTGACGACTTCGTAAGGAACTTCGTGTTTTCGGAGTATTCCCGTCACGGCGAGGGTGAGGTTGTGTCTCTGTCCCTCGACCCAGTGGTTGGAGAGGATTTCAATGACGGTTTCCGTCCACGAAGTGTCCACGACGGTATCACCGTTCCCGTTCGGTTTCGTCTCACGGTTGATGACGATATTAAGGAGAGGTTGAGGGAGAAGGGAAAGGTCTTCGGGATGAATGTATGGTGGACTAAAATCTTCGTCCCATTGGTAGAGCGTCCCCGTGTCGGGGTGAACCGATGGAGGGATCACGACGATATGTCCCTCTCCGAGGATCTCGACACCGTGATAACCGAGTTTGTTGAGACGAACGATGTTGGGAACGATAACTTCGTCAGGATAACGGAAGTAGAGGTGAAACCCCTTCCCCGTGTTGACTTTCCAGTATCTGTATTGTGAAATGTCAATTCGAAGGTCGGAGAGGAGTTTCTCCCAACTCTCGGTGTTGTCGACGTCGACGACGACGTAACCGTAGACCGACCCCGTTAAGGTTGCGAGGTTGATGTCCTCTCCCTCGTGGTGGACGGTCTCTTCGATGAGTTGGATGACCTCGGTGTAGGACGGTTTCCTCGTCTGAAACTCTTTCCACGACACGGATGGTTCTTTCGTGAGAGGTCGAAGCGGAAAAACGACGATCCCTCGGTCGTAATACCAAGAGATGAGGTCTTTCAGTTCGTCGAGGTTAGTCCATCGAGTGTTCAGGAAGGTCAATCGACTTTTTCGTCCGTCGAACATCCTTCGATCACCCTCCGTTTCATAAGCAATTAGTTACTTCGTCCCATCGATTACTTTAGTTCGTCCGTTGTGGACGGTTCGTTTTTCGAAGGTTCTAAATCCCCCTCGTCCGTCCGTCTGATGTTCAAGAAGTTTCGAAAGAGAAACTTGAACAGTTTAACACGAAGGTTGGTTGGTTTCACGATTGGTGTCGGAAGGTGTTCAGGATTGTCGTAACCGAATATCTGAGGGGAGAGGAGACCTTTCTGGACGAGGTCGTAGATGATGGAGTAGATGACGGACTTTTGAAGTTTGATGGTTACTGGAAGTTGACGATGGTCTTGTCGTGTCGTCTCGATTTGTTTTCTCACAGAACGAAGGGTAGTAATAACCCTGTCGTGGAACAACCGACATCGGACGGAACAGACACGAGTGTGTGGTTTTCGAGGAACGAACCACTTCCCACAGACGATACACCGAACAAAGTGTTCGTCATCAAGGATTTTCCGTAAAACATCAATGGACTGTTTGATGTCCTCAAGAGTCTCAATGATCTCCGACCGTTCACTTGGTGTGACCTCACGAAACTCGTAACGAGACCGTCCCATTTTTCCGACACCTCCAGTGGATTTCGAGGTTACTTCATTGGTTTTATCATCGTCCGTTATATATTTTACCTCGGACGGTTCGGAAGTCAAGAGTTTTGACCCCCCCAAAATCACCGATTTTTCCACGAGTTTTTCAAGATTTGGTCGGAAGGTGTGAGTTGAGGGGATGATTGTTTCCGTCCGTCGAGGTGTTATTGACGAATGTCATTAAGGTTGTTAAGGACGGAAGGTCGTCCCTTCAACAAACCGAAGTGTGTGTCGTGGACGGTGTCTCCACCATTTCTTCGAAAACTGATGTGTGTCATGTATGTGAGGATTTTCTGGAAGGTCTCTCTGTTCCCTCAGAAATTGTTAGAAACTTGACGAGTGTCTTGAGTATAAGATTAGGATAGTGTCCGTCCCTCGTTCAGTTTTTGAGGTTTTAGAGGTTTTGTGTGAGTTAATGAACCGTGAAAACGGCGACGTCACTACGTCGTTGGCGACGTCACTTTTCCGAAGGTGACGTCCACCCAAAAACCCTTATTTTACTTGCGTTTTCGTGAGGTGGCGACGTGGCGACGTCACTTTTTGCATTTTTTCCTTATACCCCCCTCTCTCCGATAGGACTGGTTAGGGGGGACACCCTTTGTTTTTTAAAAAAGTGACGTCGCCGCGTCGCCACATCAAAAAAAGCAAGGAAAATAAGGGGTTTTAGGTCGACGTCACTTTCGAGGTCAGTGACGTCGCCGTGACGTCGCCACGTCGCCGTATTCACGGTTCTACACCATCGACACAACATTGAAAACCTCAAAAACCGACACCATCGTGAGGGGACGGGGGAGAGTAGAAATTCACACAAACATGACACACAACATGAATCTGAGAAATTCTGAGGGGACGGTGACGACACTAAACTCACAAACATGACACATCATCGATAATCAGAAGAACCTCACTGGGAATTCCCACAACCACTTAACACCGTCGAGGGTGTTGATGTTGATTGATTTCTATGACAATTGTTTATGGAAGTCCGTCGAACCTCGATCACCCTCCACACACTTCGTCCCGACCCTCACCGAAGGGTGGGGGTTTTCTCTTTATCAAATGCTGGTGGTGACTATCGATGGACGAAAGGTGGGATGTCTTTCCGTTCGTAGTGGCGTGGTTTCTCCTCATCTTCGTGTCTCTTTACTCGGGGATGTGGTTATGGACGTTTCTTTGGGTTTCCATCGGTCTTACCCTCCTCTGTCTGGAATTCGTTTCCTTGAAGGTTCGTGGAAAGACTCTCTCGAGGGAGTTCAAGGAGTTGAAGGAACGACGACCGAAGGTTGCGTTTTCCATCCTCGTCGTCTTCTGGTTGACGGTCATCGCTTTGACCTTCCACTTGTTGTCACCACCGTAAAGGGGGGGACGGAACGACCGTGTCAAAGTTCACCACCGAAAGAGACTTCATCGTCCTCAACATCGTCCTCGGACAACATACAATTCCCGTCGTCTGGGTGAAGAGATATCCTGAAGACCCTTCGGGGATCATCATCGTTCCGTCCCGACTGACGGTGATTTACACTCACAGATGTGTCCCTCAAGAGGTTCACGGGGAGGTTCGATGGTTTTTGGGGATGTCCTTTGAGTATGATGGGGGACATTCCGACCACATCCTCATTGTGGGACGAAGTGAAGAGGAGTGTCAGAGGTTGAAAGGAGTGTTGGTCGAGACCATCAATTCCCTTTTGGAAGAAGACGGATATTCTTTCGGGACACCGTCCCCTGAGGACGGACGTTTCCTCGAAAACTGAGGTAAAAAACCTTCAAGGAAAGGAGTGGTGAGAAGTGTCATTGGTTCGACCGAGTGAATTGACGAACATCGTGAAGGTTGACCGAACCGATGGACGATTGATTGAAGTGTCCAATTCCCTTCGGACGGTTCAGTTCGTTGCAGAGAAAGTGTCTCACATTCACATCGGTGATACCATCTTCCGATTGCTCCAAGACAACACCGTCGTCTGGGGGATGGAACTTCTCCTCATTCTCAAAGAACCGACCAACCACATCGTCAGTGTCATCATCATCGAGAACGACAAACGACTTCTCCTTCGAAAAGTCAACGACCTCATCGCCATGATCAAGTCGAGAAACCTCCGTCTCACAGTTAATTGACAATTGTCATTAACATTGTTGACGAGGGGAGAGGAAACCTCTCATTCGATGAACAGGACTATAGGTTCTTTCGTTTCTTTCTTGACGAGGGTAATTCCCCAGACACTCCAGACGAAAGCGAAGACACTATCATCATGGGGTTTACCTTCGTAAGTTCGTCCCTTCTTTCGGACGTTCGGTAACTCCTGTGATAACAACGAACCTTTCGGGATGATGACCAACTCGTTCTGGAAGAGAAGGACGGAGAGGAAGAACGCTTCCTGAATGTTGTTCGGTGTCGGGTGGACGGTCTCCACATCCTGTTTCTTCGTCTTCCTCAACCACTCGGATATATCCGCAGATTGGTAACTCTCCAACACGAACAGGGACGGACGAAACCTTTGAATGAGGTGTTCGAAACCGTTGGTGATCTCTTGATAACTCCCTGTAGGGTAAACCGTCTCGTCCAAGACGATGTAAACCTCTCGTCCCGAGGAGAACCGAACCTTCATGGTGGTGATGGACACCGTCCTGTCCCGTTCGGCGGTCGGGAACGACCTGTCCAACCCAACCACGATAACCCAACCGACGATATCCTCTCCAAACTCCCTCTTCAACCACAACTTCGCTTCCTCAAGGTCTTTGAAGAAGTAGTCACGACAACTCCTCTCAACCCACTCAGGTTTGAACACCGACTCACCGACCCGACCGAACTCGTTCATGTGATACCGTCGAAAGAGAAACTCTGGCATCATCTTTTTCCGTTCCTCGAGGAACTTGGGGGAGATGTGTTTCGCTTGTTCGTAAACATCCATCCCCTTGTAAATGAACTTCACACCCAACTCTTCAGAGTTGAGATAGAGACGGTGAAGGAGGTGACCTTCGTCCGACGCCGTCGAGGTGACGAAAATCTTACTCCCCTCTCGTTCCGTTTGGGACAACGCTACTTGAACGGTCTCTTCGTCCTCGATCAACGCTAACTCATCGATGAGGAGTAGGTTGATGGGTTTCCCTGCGACGGCGGAGACGACACACGGGACGGTTTCAATCACACTTCCGTTTTCAAATTCCACCCTTAACTTACTCTTTCCGACGACCTTACAAATCTTGTCGTAACCTTCGTTCCAGATGAGGAGTTTTCGAACGTAATCGAAGACGACGGTCTGTGCTTGTTCTCTCGATGTGGACAAGATAGTCACTCGGTAGTCGGGATAGGTGTTCGAGAAGAAGAGTGCGACTATTGCCGACAGAAGGGATTTCCCACACCGTTTCGGCAAACACGCAACGACAAACCGATGGTTGACGATACTGTCGAGGATCTCCAACTGGTAGTCGTAGGGACGGAACAACACCAAATCACCGTTCTTTCGGATGTGAAGACCTTCGATGAAGTTGAGGATATCGAGTTTGTGGTCAGACATGAGGGACTACCCCCCTTCCTGAGGGGGATTGGAGACTTTCTCTCCGTTTCGTCCCGTCTTTTCGATGACGACACCTTTCATCTTCACTAACCATCGGACTGGGGACGGACAGAGGAGGGCGATGACGGCGACGGCGACCGTCAAGGACACACCATCGATCCCCTTTTGTATCGCCGTCCATTCCAATAAACCGATCACCAATATTCCAATAAGTGACAAGATCCCCTCGAACATCAAGTCCTTCATTTTTGTTCCTCACCCAACTGCAATTGTGGTAACAAAAATCAAATGCTGGTGGTGATTAGGGATGAAGGTTCTCGATTGGTTCAAAGGAATTGTCCGTCGATGGTTGAATTCGTCCGTCATTGTTGAAGCGTTAAGTGACGACGGGACGGTCATTCCCAACGAAGAGGTGTTGTCCAACCCGATCGTTCGGTCGGCTCTCAACCGAATTTGTCAAGCGGCGTCGTCCGTCCCCCTTGAGGTTTTCGAGAACGACAAACCCGTGTCGGGAAACCATCCAGCCGCTTTCCTTCGGGAACGGTTCAACCCCGACATGACGACGGAGACGGCTGTCTCCACCATCGTTTCCGACCTCATCATCTACGGCAACTCTTTCTGGAGGGTGAACAAGGTCGGTAAGAGGATCGTTTCCCTCAGTTACCTGTCACCGAAGTCGGTCTTTCCGTCCGTCCGTGAGGGATACTTCAATGTCTCGACGGTCAATGGTTTCATGGAACTTTCTCGGGACGAAATCGTTTGGTTCAAACTCATCAATCCGTCCGACCCGACAGGGTTAGGTCTCCCTCTCGTTCACAGTATCCTCCTTCCCATCAAACTCATCGAGGAGATCGACAAGATGTTGGTGGAGTATTTCCGAAACGGAGCGATCCCTCTCGCCGTGTTGTTCACTTCGGCGGGAATTCCCGAGGAACGACAGAACCTCATCATCGAGAAGATCCGTTCCCGTGTCGGGACGGGACGACGATACAACTGGTTGGTGTTATCCGACGAGTTCAAAATCGAGACCATCGACACCAAAGGTTTAAGTCCGACCCAGTTCGTGGAACTCCGTCGTGTCCTTCGTGAGGAGATATTATCGTGTCTCAACGTCCCCCCAGCGATCGTGGGGATCTTCGAATACGCTAACTACGCTAACAGTCGGGAACAGACGAAGATCTTCTGGAGAGAGACGGTCATTCCCCATCTTCGTCTCATCGAAGAGACTTTGACGGAACAGTTACTCCAAAGACACTTCTCCTCGTCGGTCTATGTCGCTTTCCAGATTCAACACGTGGACGCTATCAAGGAACACATGGGGGATGTCAGTGACGCCGTCGTCCGACTGGTTCAGAGTGGTATCCTGACCATCAACGAAGCGAGGGAACTTCTCGGTTTCGACGAACCGTTACCGTGGGGAGACACTTGGTGGGGTAACATCTCCATCGTTCCCATCGGAGAGGTGAAGGAAGATGAAGGTGAGGGAGACACCGACGGAGAGGAGTATTAGTTGGAGGTTTTTCGTCCCCCGATCCCTTGAGGTAAAGAAGACCGTTCTTTGGAGACAATTCCTTCGTTACCACCACAGGGGAGTTCTGTTGGTGAGGTCTTCCGTCCGTCGTTACGCCGACGGTCTGTCCCGACGGCTCTCAGAACTTTCGAACCCTCACTTCTTCGACATTGACCACGAGACGGAACTCCTTTATGATGAGGTCGGAAAGTCTCTCCTTGAAATCCTGATGGAGTTACCGTCCTTTTTCGGTGTCGAAGTGGACGAGACCTTGTATGTCCCTCGTGTCGAAGGGATGTTGTCGATGTTTCGTAACCGAATGAGAAAGGTGTGTGAGACGACTTTGGAGAGGTTGTGGAAGTTTTGGGACGATATCGTCCTTGAGGGGGGAAATCCTCGTGAGGTTGTCAGGAGAGTGGTCGGTGAGTTGAGGGGTTATCGTGGTGATCGGATTGCGGTGACGGAGACGACGGCGTCCGTCAACTTTGGTTTCCACGAAGTCATCTTCCTCGAGGGGTTCCGATACAAACAGTGGTTGTCGTCGAGGGGACGGAACGTTCGACCCAGTCACCGTGAAGCGGACGGACAGGTGGTCGAAATTCACGACACCTTCCTCGTCGGGGACGTCCGACTGAGGTTTCCGTCCGACCCTTCGTGTCCGAAACTGTCGGAAGTGATCAACTGTCGGTGTTTCATCCTCCCTTATGTTCCGTGAAGTGTTTGTTCACCAACTCCTTCAGTTTCTTCAGTCGGTTACTCCATCCTTTGAAGAAGACCTTCAGTCTCGGATTTCTCTCCACGATCCGTTTGTAGTAGTTGAACCGTTCGGAGAGGTAGTCGTAACAAATCCGTTTCACAACTCTATTGTCATTTGTCAATTTCCACAACAGGGACGGGACTTCATCCCTTATCACATCGTCTCTCCAATTCGGTAGGTAACCTAACCTCGTCAGGACACGACGGAGAAATCGGATGGAAGTGACCACACCACAGTTGACGGCTGTATCGAAGACCACAAGGTCAACAGGTGGTGGCATCTTCTCCGCTTTCGTCGGTGTCCAATAGTTCCGATAGTAGATGTCTCTCACTTCGTCCATCGTAATCCGAGAAACATCCCGAAGGGGTAAACCCAAACTCTTTCGGTAACGGTCATACTCCCTCTGGGTTATCCCCATGTTCGTCCGTCCACCCGGATCGTCGGGATGGTCACTCAACCCTCCCTCAAACTTCAAAACCACCTGAAGACACTCGTCGAACCGTTTCAAAGACATCGAGGGTCACCCACAGACAATTGCTTAACGGTGATGACCATGACGAAACGATACTTCCTTGCAGACATCATCGAACGGAGACAACTCGACGACGGTAAGAAGGTCTACACCGGTGTTGCGACGAAAAGGATCGTCGACCGTCTCGGAACGATTGTTGAACCTCGTGGGATCATCAACCTCGAGGAGTATCGGAAAAACCCAGTCCTTCTGTTCCAACACGATGTGAATAAACCTATCGGTAAGGTCGTCGACATCCGTGTCATGGACGACGCCGTCGAAGTCGACTTCGTGTTCGCTTCTACGGAACTTGCGACGGAAATCCAAAAACTCGTCGATGAAGGTGTCCTCAACTCCCTCTCCATCGGTTTCGTCCCCGTCAAAGACGACATCGAGAACGGTTTCCGTGTCTACAGGAAGTGGATGTGGTTGGAGACTTCCATCGTCACTCTCCCCGCTAACCCCGAAGCGGTCATCACCGTCCGAGGGATCGTCCCCGACAGGGACGCCGAATTTCCCGTCTACGAAGACCTCGACCGAGAGTGGGACGCCGACGCTTCGGAAAGGAGGTGGCGTGAGTATGTCGGGGTCGAAACCAACGACGACCTCAAGGACGAGGAGAAACAACGGAAGTATTCTAAACGGTTCTTCTGGATGGACGACGAGAAACCTGACAACTTCGGTAGTTACAAACTCCCCCATGTCGATGTCATCAACGGGAAACCTTACGCCATCTGGAGGGGTGTCGTGGCGGCGATGGCGGCGTTACTCGGTGCTCGTGGTGGTGTCGACATCCCCGACGAAGACCGAGAGAAGGTCTACCGAGCCATCGTCAAATACTACGAGAAGGTCGGGAAAGAACCTCCTGAACTCCATCGTGAATACACTTCTGAGGAACTGGAGATCATCGCTATGGGAGAAAATCCCGACACCGTCAGGTCACTCCTTCATCGTCTCGAGGAAGTAACTCGTCGTCTCCGATGAATTTCACACAATTGCTTAACGGTGATGGACCTATGGAGAAACTGAAGGAACTCATCGAACGGATCGAACAAAACATCGAAGTCGTGAAAGCGTTGGAAGAGAGGGTCACCAACATCGAGGAAGTATTATCGAAGGGTGTCGACCAGAAAATCGTCGTCCCCGTCGAGGGTGAAACCCCTGAGAAGAGGTTCGAGAACTTCTTGGTGAAGGAGTGGCGTCACCACGAGTTTGTGGCGTGGCAAGACCTCTGTGACGCTTACACCCTCTACGCCACCATTCGGCGACATCGTGGTCTCTCCGTCGACGGTTGGTTGAAGCGACGGTTCGAAATGATCGTCCGACAGGTGACGGGAGCGGACTTGCCGAACTACATCCCCGTCGGGTTCTCCGCTCGGTTGATTCAGTTGGTTCGTCTCCAACCGTCCGTGTTCAACGTCATCCCGTCCGTCGACCTTCCGACCGAAGTGTTCAAACCCCCTGTCGCTCCCACTGGGTTCATTTTCGACTACGTCCCCGCTGGTGGGACTGTCCCAATGTTCAACCCGTCCGCATCAGAGTTGACCCTGACGGCGAGGAAGATTGCCACCGGTGTTACCGTCGCCGATGAGGTCACCGAGGACGCCATCGTGGCGATCCTTCCCACCTTCCAAGCGGAGTTGGCGTTCGCCGCTGCGGAAGCGTTGGACAACGCCGCTCTGAACGGTGATACCTCCGCTTCCAGTGGCGTCATCAGGGTTTGGGACGGTCTGTTGAAGAAGGGTTACCCCGTCGACATCACCACCTTCAACGCTCAGTCCATCCAGAACGCCGTCGCTCAGATGGGTAAGTATGGTGTCAATCCGTCCGATGTCGTGGTCGTGGTGTCCCCTGAGAAGTATGCTCTGATGGTGGGTTGGGACGAGGTCGCTACCGTCGACAAGTATGGTTCTCAAGCGACCGTCCTGACTGGTGAGTTGGGTAAGATCTACGGGAAAGCGATTCTGGTGTCACCACATCTCCCGTCCGATGTCCATGCCGTCCTGTTCAACAGGAGAATGTGGTTGGCGGGAATTCGGCGACAGTTGAGGATTGAGGTTCAGAGGGACATCACCAAGTTGAGTGACATCCTCGTCGCTTCGATGAGGGTTGCGTTGGTCGACCTTCCCACCGACGGTCATCACACCGTGAAGTTGGTGTGACGGGACGGAAGTAACGGAGAAGTAAGTTGACGGCGTCTTCCCCTACCGACGGAAACGGTCGGGGAGGACGTCGTCGTTTTTTATGTCGGTCGGTCAAATGCTTTCGGGTGACGAACGAGATGAAACTGAGGGATGTCTTCGAGAAGGTCGGAGACCTCCTCTCCATGAAGAAGACGGAAAAAGTGGTGAAGGATTTTTTGAAGGACGAGTTGAAGTTGAAGTTGTTGGAGACGATTGCGACCACCATCGCTTACAACCTCGTCGTCGCCGCCGTCCCACTCCCTGTGGTTCGGAAGGTGTTGAGAAAAGGTGATTTTATCGTCTTCGTTTACATTTCCAATCGGAACGACCCTTACGTCCCCGACTTCGGTCACGTCATCTTGAAACTCTTTCCGACCCTTCGGGGACGGAAACTCAAGTGTGTGATTTTTCTCATCCACAAAGACATCGAAGAGAAGTTACACGAGTATCTCCCTGAGGGAGTGATGATTTTGTGAAAGGAGGTAGAGAAGGATGAAGGATGAGACTTTCGACATCATTGACTTTGTCGTTCGACAACGGTATCCCGAACTCAACGAGGTGACTTACGAGGAGTTAAGGAACTTGGTCGAGACGGCGTTCTCTTACCTCACCTTTTCGTGTTCGAGGTTGTTCGAGTATGACGAGTATGTGGAGACACCTAAAGTGTTAGGTCAACACGTTTTCCTGAGAGCAGTTCCTGTCGATGAGATCGTGTCCGTCCTCGATGAGGACGAGAACGTCGTCGAAATCCTCAGTGTCGACAAGGAGTTGGGGATCATCGAAGTCCCACCTATCTACGACGGACGACGGATAACCGTCCACTACAAAGGAGGGTTCAGGGAACTTCCTCACCTGTTGGTGTCGGCGATTGCCGACCTGACGGGATATCTTTATCGGAACAAAGGTATCGTCTACCAACTCCCCGACATTCGGGTCGTTTCCGACCAAATCCCTGAGACCGTCAAAATCGCCGTGAAAGTCTACAAACTCTCCTTGTGAGGTGAAAGGAAACGATGTCGTTACCGATGGACGTTACGATGGAAGTTTGGAGAAACACCGTGACGGAAAGTGGGAAGGTCGTTCGGACACCGGTCGGGACGGTTCGTGGTTACCTTTTCACCCTTTCGGTTATGGAATCAATCCGACAGTATGGTGAACTGGTGACGGTGTCGGCGAGGTTCTACTCCCTTACCGACTTCGAGTTTCACAACGATGACCTTCTCGTCATCCCTTCGACGGGAGATAAATTCAACATCGTGTCCGTCCATCCCTTACCGAAGTTCTACTTCGTCAAATACTTCCTTGAGTTGAGGAAGGTGACGTGAGGAGATGAGACTGGTGGTGTCCGTCCGAAACCTTGAACAGACTTTGAAGAAACTGGAGAGTTTGGTGACGGAAATTAGGAAAGGTTTTGTGGAAGCCGTGAAGTTGGCGACGATGGAAGCGAGACGACACACCCCCGTCGGGACGGGACGGCTCAAGAACAGTATCCGACCGATAGTCAACCCGAACAAATTCGAAGGAAGGATTGTCACCGACGTCCCTTACGCTCGGTTCGTCGAGTTTGGACACCGAAGGGTCATCGTCCCCGTCCGACGGAAAGCGTTGAGGTTCTTCGTGGACGGACGAGAAGTCTTCTCAAAACGTGTCGTCTTCGGGGGACGAGGTAAATCGTCCCGTTGGGAACGGGACGGAAACATCGTCCGAAAACCTTTCCTTTCCAAAGGTCTCGAGTGGTTCAAACGGAACTTCGCAAAAGTAATCATCAACCGACTGAAGAGACTGAGGTGAGGGAACGATGAAGTTGAACACTTCTTACGTCCTGTCACAACTGGAAACTTACCTGAGGGGACAAGGTTTCACCACCTTCGTCTTCTCCTCTTACTCCGACATCGACCCGACGAAACTACCGAAACCGTGTATCGTCATCACTCCTGACACTTCGTCCGTCGAACACCAAGTCCACTACATCGTCGTCGAAGACAACATCGTCCTCTACGTCATCACGGAAACCAACGAGGAGAAGATCGACTTTGTCTCGTCCGTCGTGTCGTCCCTCGTCGACCTCGTCCTTGAGGACAACCCCCTCGAGGAGTTTCAATTCAACCGTCTCGAAATCCCTGAGATCCAGTGGGACGTCCAGACGGAGACGGGACTTCCCCTGTCCGCCATCTCCCTGAGGGTTCGACACTACTCACCGTGACGACAAATGCAAGATGGTGATGGAGAATGCGAAGTCATAGGTTAGACTGGTTCGGTCTCAAACCTGAAACCGCTCCCGGTGTCGAAGGAACAGGACAATTTATCTGTCCCGGTTACGTGAACGGTGGAAGTATCGAAGTCAACGAAGGTGTGGGGATGGAAAAGGTCGTCGGAGGTTCTATCGTCGTAGCGTCCCCTATCGAGGTGTCCGTGTCCGTCGACTTGTTGTTGACCCCAACCTTGTTGTCCATCCTCGACGACCTCATCCGTCTGGAGAACAGTTACACCATCGTCGCAGGAAGTGGAAACGACTTCGGTGTCAAAGTCTTGGGTTGTTTCCCGACGGACGTCTCCATCTCCTGTGAAGCGGGAGAGACCGTCAAAGTCTCCCTCAAGTTCGATTGTTTCAAGATTGAACCTCTCACGACCTTCACTCCCGTCCAACCCGAAACGGGTGTGATCCTTCACTGGTGGGGTGTCGTCGTCGGTCTGGCGGGACAAGAGGTCGCCGCTCGGTCGGCTAAACTCGACGTGAAGAAGTCTCTCCAAATGATTGCCGATTTGTCGACCAAACCCGAGGGTTGGATGCGAGTTCGTAACCGTCCCGTCTACGGTATCCCTGAGGTTACCTTCTCGGCGACCCTTCTCCATCCCTTCCTTCTGGAGATGAGTGTCGATAATCCCAATCCCGTCACCTTCGTTTTGAACCTCGGAGGGAACACCATCAGCGGGACGGGAGTTATCACGAGGAGGAGTTTCCCCGTCAAAGGTGGGGACGATATCTGGACTTTCGAAGTGGAAATCCAAGCGTTCCCGAACCTCATCTTCTCGTGATGACTTCGAGGTGATGTCGGATGTTGACTAAAAACGAGAGGGGTGTGTTGTTCATCGCTGCGATGAAGGAGGGTCTCGAAGACTTCCTTTCCCGTGTCGGTCTGACCGAGAAGGAATTTTGGAGTCTCGTGAAAGGAAAGTATGACCCTCAGTTGGAAGTCAGGGTTCGGGAGAACTGGGACGAGATCCTCGCCGTCCTGTCGGGACGAAACTTCCGAAAGAGGTGATGATTAGATGACCGAGGAACTGAAAGCGTTATCGGGACAGGGGACGGAGATCCTCAAGAACCTTCGTTGGAAGGACTTGATTGAGTTCGCCGAGACTTTCGGTGTCGCCGTCGAGGACGTCGAGAAACTCCCTCCGTCGAAACAGATCGAAGCGAATGCTTGGTTGGTCTGGAAGTCTCTCGTTCGGTCGGGAAAGACCGACAAAACCTTCGAGGAGTTCCTTGAAGAACCTGTCTTCATTGAGGAGATTTTTCGTCTTCAGTAATCGTTTCCGTCGAGGGGGGACGACCGACGGGGACGAAGAACTTTCCCCGACCACCTTATACATCATCTTGGCGTCCCATAACCTCGTGAAGAGTATCGATGAGTTCCTTTCCCTTTCCATCGGACAGACGGAACTACTGGTCAACCGTCTCTCGGAGTGGATCGAAAAGACGAATCAGAGTTATTCCGTCCCGTCGTTCCCGAGACGGTAAATGCTGATGGTGAAAGACGATGGCTTCAATGGGTTTGGATGTCATCATCAGAGCGTCCCAAAACGTCACGAAGGTTACTCGAGACGTCAGTAACTCCCTAAAGAGGTTGGAGAAGGATGTTAAGACCCTCGGTGTTTCGTCCCTTGTGACCACGAGGAACTTGGGACGGTTGGTGGGAGCGTTGACCGCTCTCGGTGCGGGGGTCGCAGGTGTCGCCGGTATCATCGGGGGACGAATCCTCGATATCGTCGGAGACCTTGAGAGACTTTCCAAACAGATGAACATTACCCTCGGTGACGCTTACCGTTTCAAAGTCATGGCTGAAGTCTTCGACACCAACTCCGAAGCCCTCGTCAGGGGAACGGTTCGTGCCATCAGTTTCCTCGAACGGTTAGACTCCAAACTGAAGAAACTGTCACAAGTAGGTGAAATCAAGAGACTTCGTGAGGAAACACACCGATGGTTCAAACAAACCGAACTCGGTTACAAGTCTCAGATCGCTCTCCTTCAGAACTACGGTCGGACAAACTTGTGGGTTTCCAACTCCCTCGACCCGATCGTCGAAAACCTCGAGGACGAGTTGAACTACTACGACAGACTTCACGATGAGGTGATGAAACAAACTCAGTGGGTCGAACGGTTCCGTGAGGAGTTACTTTCGTTACAAGAACCTTATCTCACCCACTTGCGAAACTTGAGAGCGGGTATTCAGTCTGCGAAGAACACCGCCGAAGCGTTCGCTTTCTTGGTGACCTACCTTCGGAACGTGAAGGACGAATTCGTCCAGACAACCCTCGCTCAGATCCTGTTCGGTAAACAAGCGACCGAAATCCTCAACATCATCCGAGAAGAGGGAGACACCTTTATCCGTATATGGAACATCATCAAGTCCCTCAGGATCGACGAAGAGGTTTTGAAACGATTCGCCATCCTGTCCGACTTTATCGCCATTTGGAAGTCCCAGATTTGGTTGATGATCATGGACATCATCGCCGGGTTCTTGGGTTGGAGTGACGCCGCACAACGAGCGGGTCAGTCGACCCAAGATGCGGCGAACACCCAAAAGGACGCCAACCAATCCCTAAAGGAGTTCATCGACAAGATAGAGTTCATCACCAAGAAGATCGAGGAGTATCGAAAGAAAATTTCCGACTGGTTTGAAAACAATAAAGACACCGTCGAAGCCATCAAAAATTCGTTCGTGTGGTTGATCACGAACCTCCCACAAATTACAAAAGTCATCGGAACGATTCTTGCGTTGTCGACCGCTCTCTCCATCCTCATCAAGATCTTCTACGTCCTCTCCTTCCTCGGAGGTATCGTGGCGGCGATACTGTCCATTCCCGTCGAACTTGCGATCTTGATCGTCACCGCCGTCATCACCGTAGTAACCGCCATCGGTCTCCTCATCTACAACAACTGGGAGAGTATCAAGAACTTCTTCAAGGGTGTGTGGGAAGCGTTAAAGGGAGTTTTCGGAGGTATCGGTGACTTCCTCAAGAAAGTCTTCGAAGACTTCGTCGGTTGGATCGTCGGGATCGTCACCGCCATCTGGGGATACATCGAGACGATTATCGGTTGGGTCAAGGATGCGTTCGAGTGGTTCAAGAAGTTGTTGGGTTTGTCGACAGAACCCGCTAAGGAGACGGCGAATGTCCCGAAGAGGTTACAACCAGCCGTCGCTCATGCGGGGTCGGCGACGGGTTACCAATTCGTCGGGGGACGGACACAATACAACATCCAATTCAACCTACCGTCCCACCTGTCCCCTGAGGTAGAAGAGAAGATCCGTAACCTCATCGAAAACGACTTCTACCCTCGGTTGAGGAGGGTATTGTCATGAAGGTCGAAGGGAGACTTCAAGTGTCGGGGTTGATGGAGATGGACGTGTCACGGACGGGAAATCCGTCTGGTATCGAGGTCGGTTTCTATTACGGTTGGTATCCGTCCGTCTCCTCGGGGACACCGATTTTCTACGACGGGAAGACCATCGGAGAGTTGGGGTTCGGACGGACTTCGACGGAGAAATACTCCAACGCTCTCTTCACCATCGACTTCAACTTCCGTTTCTTTGTAGAACCGATTGAGAGGAAATACGATCCCATCGTGAAATCGTCCCAGAGAGTTCCCATCCCGTCCGTCGGTTGGTCGGCGGAGTTGTATTTCTACGATGTCGACATTTGGGGGACGGTTTACTTCTACAAAGCGAAAGATCCCTCTCAAGTCGTCTCCACGATGGACTTTCAAAGACAGTATCGAGGTAATAAGATCCGTCTGAGGGAGTGGTATATCCGTCCCGTGAAGAAGACGGGAACATACACCTACTCGATCAACGGTTTGTTCTTTCCGAACACCTTGTCGACGGACTTAAGTTTCCTCAACCTCTCCTTCATGGACTTTTCGAACGTCGCCGTCTGGATGTTGGATCGTTCCTACGAGAGGGGGACGACCTTCTACTTCACCTTGATAAACTCGGACGGAAGTGTCGACCTCGGAAGAGGAAGGATCAGTAACGCTCGGAACGTCCTGTCCGTCGTCGACAGTCTCGACCAACTCGAACCGAAGAGTTTCACCGCCGACTTCTACTATGAGGGAAACCTCGTCACAGGAAAAAACTGGTTGTGGTGGGTAAAGGACTTCAACCCAGTCTACGTCGACACCTACTACTCGAGGGACTACGACGGTCGTCTCGCTTACACCACCTTGATCCTCAATTTCGATTTACTGACACCGAAACAGGTCGCTTTCGTTCGAAACGACTTCGGAATTCGAGCGACGATCACCCACGACATGACGGTTCACGGTGACGGTAAAGACTTCTACATCCTCTACTTCACCTACCCCACAGGTTACTACTCAACGAACGCTTGGGGACCTCGTCAACCACCACCGAAGGATTTCCCTCTCATGAACCATGACGTTGCCGTCACGATGAACCAGAAAGTAGTCCTGTGTCTCTCCCATGCAAGGAGGGATTGACGGTGACGAGGAGTGTTCGTGTCCCTCAGTCCAAGTGGTTGACAAACGATCTCGGTGTTTCTGTGTTCGTCCACGTCGTCGAGGACGGTGAACGAGTCTACTACTACATCTCCGAAGGGGGGAGGTTTTTCGTCGACGGAATCAAATCTTTGAGGTTGGTGTTCACGAAGGAGATCGAAAGTCCGTCCCAGATCGACTTTGTCGGTGTCGGGAAAGACCAGTCCTTCTCCGTCCTTCGTCCCGACGGGACGGTCGTCAAGGTGTTGGCAAATGCAAGTGGTGAAATCCTACTATGAGGTTCGGAGAGACCATCACCATCCACTACACCAATGTCTGGAGACGAGACTTCGTAGCGGAAGTCTACCGTGACAAAGATAAGACTGTCGTGTCCATCTCCGTCTACGACCGAAAGAAGATCGGTCCCAACTGGTATCCCATCGTCGTTTACCGAAAGGTTTTGGAAGGAGAATTTGAGTTCGGACGAGCGGTGATGTCGAAGGATGGTTCGTTTAAAGTCTACGACGAACAAGGAAACTTGTTGGAGGTGATTTCACCGTGAAGTTTTACATCGGAAACCCCAAGTGGTTCGGACTACCGACCAATATCACTTCCTTCAACGTCATAGACTTCAAGGACTTACCCGACGGAGCGATCGTTCCCGTCCTCGGGATAAACTTCCGTGTCCACAAAATCCCGTTGTTCAACCGAAGTGGACGGTATGTCGAGAACCGACAGGTGTCCGTCGCCGTCGAAATCCCTCAATATCTCCAGTTGGTTACACCACCAAACTACGATCGGGTCGTCTATCCCTTCAGTGAGGGACAACCTTACTACCTTCTCCTCGATAACGAAACGACCATCAAACTCGGAAAGGAGTTCCACCCCCAAGCGGGGAAGGACTTCGTCATCTACCTCGTCATCCCTCCCTACAAAGGGGACGATATCGACAACTCCATGACCGTCAAAAGTCTCGGTAACCTCTTCGAGTTCACCGTCGACTACAGGAACGAACGGGGGTGGTATCTCATCTACCACAACCACTTTAAGTATCCCCAAACTTACACCGAGGAGAACATCAATCCCGATGTGTCGTTACCTCACGGGTCGGGAGGGTTCGCTTTCACCGTTAGTCCCATTCCCGTGACCATCAACGAACTGAACGGGACGACCGTTCAGGTGATGTTGTTGTTGACCCACGACAAATCGAGGGTGATCCTCCCTCAGTATTCCAACTACGACGAACAAACCGTCAAAATCAAAGGTTACGGAGCGTTCCAACTCTACGCTTGTATCTACGGGAACATCTCCGACCCTTACCTGTCGTGGTGGTGGTTGTGTGTCGAAACTCCCGAAGGTTTAAAGTGGATTCGTCAATTAGATCAGAATACTCACCGTCCCGTCGTCCTCAGGAAAGCCGTCTACCTTTACGAACCGACCTTCGTCCGTGAGGGGAGTTTGTCCGAGACGACAGGGATCATCCAAGCGGACTTCGACTTCTTCTCCTTCTCGGCGACTTCTCTCGATCCCATCCCTCTCGGTAAATACATCGTCGTCGAACTTCCGAACGGAAAGAAGTTAGTTTACCGAGTGACTTCCATGAGGAAGGAGGTTCGTCCCGACGGTGTCCGATACAGGATCGAAGCGGTGTCCCCCGTCGAGGACGAGACCTGTTGTCTCCCCGTCTCCTTCTCACCGAACCTTTTCAACCTCGGTTTCATCCTTCGGATCGGAAAATACTTGTCCCACTTCCCGAGGGAGATTTACGTTCCGTCGGACATCATGGACATCTATCTCGTCGACATCGAGGAAAGACGACAGAAGTTCTCAACCCTCTACGACTACCTGAGGTTCGTTTTCACCTACTTGTCCGTCAACTACTACCGACAGTTCGCTTTGGATTTGGACGACGATTTCAACCTCTACTGTGTCGAGGTGACGGAGACGGAACAAAGTCCACCGTCCAATCCCATCTCCTCGTGGGAGGAGAACTACGACGGTTTGACACCGTCCGTCATCATCTTCGGTTGGAACATCATTCCGAACCAAACTTTGATGGAAGAGAGGGGGATCGTCTTCTCGTCCAGTGAGGGTCGTCCCGTCCAACGACGGTTCGAAGTAACCTACGAAGGGTTCGTTTACCTTCCCCTCGGGACGAACGTCAGTGGATGGGGGACGGTCAGAAACATCTCATGGAGTGTCCGTCCTTTCAGAACGACGACAAAGGTGGTGTATGTGAAATATGCGACGGTTTAGGTTGATCGAATACTTACTACAACTCGATTCTGAGTTGAAACAAAAACCGTTGACTTCTGTCAACCAACCGAAACGACACCATGTGACGGAAAGTCTTTCCCTTCAGGACGTCCTTCGTCTCGTTGAGGTTTTGAAACTTCTCGACAACATTACTTTGTCTGATGTGGTGACTTACCGATTGTTGACGGCTTCTCCTACGGTTAACGTCGTTGAGGGACTGTCCTTGTCCGACCTGTTGAAGGTTGCGTTGAGGTTACAGGGAGTGGATGTGGTGACCGTCACCGAGACCGTCCTTCGTTCCCTCATCTCGAAACTTCACGAACCGTTGTCCATCACCGACCTTCTCCTCTACCGAACATGGGGGGGAACTCTTGAAGGTTTTTATCCCCTCATCGATAACGGACAACCGAGTGGTGTCGACTTGTCAGGGAAAGGACGAAACGGACAAGTTTATGGTTCACCCGTCGCCGCCATCATCGATAACAAACCGTGTCTCTACTTCGATGGTGTCGACGACTACGTCGAGGACGGTTCCGCTTTCCGTTCTATCATCACTTCAACAACTTCGTGGTCCGTTACCTTCTGGGTTTATCTGACATCGACAAAGTCCTCGAGGAAGGTCATTCAAATCGCCGACACTTCGAACCATCGTCACGCCATCGGCATCGACGGAGACTTCAAGGTTTTCTACTCCCGTTACGACGGTTCAAGTTGGAGTGTTTATCAGAGTTCGTCCCCCGTCCCGACGAACAAGTGGACACACGTCGCCGTCGTGAAGAGACCGAACGAACCTCCCGTCGTCTACATCGACGGGTTGTCTTCCGTTGAGGGAGGGACGTATAACGCAACTCCTCACTACGGTTACCCTTACTCGAATTTGGTGATAGGACGGTCGTCGACATACTACTCGGACTGGTTCGAAGGTTACCTTGCGGACGTTCGAGTCTTCAGTAACGCTATCGATATACAACAACTCAATTCCGTTATCCTCGACGGTGTGTCCGTCGGAGAACTTGTCCGTCTCGCTCTGAGGGAGACGATGTCCGACGGATTGTCTTTGTCCGACACGGTGAAACTCACAAGGAGACATACCTTCTCGGACGGTATCTCCGTGTCCGATATCGTCACCTACACAACCCAGACCGTCGGTGGTGGTCTCATCGTCCCATCGTCTTACACCGTCTACAACCAAAA